ATTCTTTTGTGCTCTAAGGGGTTAACCATGAAACAAACAATGCTTGACCTTTTCGCCTCTATTGTTTTAGGCTTATGCTTTGCAACACTGGCTCTCGCATACTTTGATTGTCTGACCTACTGACAATGCAACCTCTAGCCCATGCGATAAGCGTGGGTTACTGGGTGCAATAGTGCATCATCTCAACTTTAAAAGGTGTCAATATGAAATTTAACTTAAAGCGCAAAGATATCCGAGCCATGCTCCACTTGTCCGCAAAAAAGGACATTCGTTACTATCTCCAAGGTATCCATGTTGTCCAAAACAATCGAGGCACTTACTTAGAGGCAACCGATGGGCACGTTATGGGGCGTTTACTAGTCAATCACGAATCAAGCCCTGAGCAACAAAGCGTTGTCTTGCCCTCTGAGCAACTCTTAAAACTCAAAGGCACAAAGAAAACAAGTGATGACTGGTTGCATTTCACAGTCACGGGGCAGGCGGTAGAGTGTATAGATGGAAACCAAGTTTTACGTTTCCAAGCCCACGATTCCCGTTTTCCTGACTGCGATAGAGTTTTACCCTTGGTAATCAAGCCAGAGGAAATTGCTCCAAGTAATTTCAACCCCGATTTATTGGTTCGCTTTGTTGACGTTTCAGAGGAATTATGGGGAAAACGACAAGTTCCACAAGTTACTCACAGAGGAATATCATCGGGAATTGTCAGTTTTTCGCACATGGATGACTGCTTTGTGGGTGTCATCATGCCCATTCGAGTAGAGGGTACGGCAAAAGTCCCTGATTGGTGCTATTGTCCCTCAGTTAAACCAGTAGAAAATCAGCCAGTAGAGGCTTAAGAGTTCAGACTGCTAACCCTTACGGGGGTTAGTGGCCTGCGCTTTGCAGGGTTTTTTAAAAGGTGTCAATATGGAAAATGAATTCAAAACATGGCTTAAAGATAATTATTCTCAGAATGAATTAGCAGATATTGCTAATCATGGGTGCTCAGGTGGTGTAGGTGGCATGATCTACTATCGAGAGACTGAGGCTATTTATAAAAAATACGCCCATGAACTGCACGATATATTGGCAGAATACAAGGATCAAGTTGGCAATTATCCCGATTATGTGACGGATGAACTAGGCCACTTTCAAAGTTTTGCTAATGCGGTGGTGTGGCTTTGCTCTGAAATAGTGGCTCAGGAGTTGACCTGCGGAGTTTATGAGGATGAGGTTACAGAATGAAAGATGCTTACGAATTAGACTTAATCAGGCAATTTGTGCGTGGCTTGATTGAGGGCATAAAAGACACCCACAAGCCCGAAGATGTAGATTTTCATCTGAATGACTATTGGAACGCATGGGACGAAACGCTAGATATAAATATCTGGATTGACGAATCAGACCCTCAAAAATACATAACGACACTCTATCGAGTAGTTGACGGGGTGCGGGACGATGAAACCTTCCAAAGGTTAGATTACTTATGATCTACGCCACATTAGCCTTAATCCTTCAAATTATTCTAAAAAGAAAATAAGTTAGTGAGCACTCACTTAACACCGCCTTCGGGCGGTTTTCTTTTTCCTATTTTTAAGCCCTTTTAAGACCTTCAATGTAGGGTGCTTAGGATAAGGCTAAATTATCGCCTTATAGCCCGTTTTAATGCGTTCTTGGGCTATTCGTGTGGGTGTTTGTCTGTTGTTGAAACTGTAACCAGTCCGATGTGCCGTAAATCCATCTCAGTATTAAGCCCTAGATTGTAAAAATGTGCGCCCCACATAATGCAAATTCTTGCGCCCTCTGCATAACTGCCCTTTCCTATTGTTTTCAGAATATGCCGTTCTGCCTCTGTGAATTTAATTAGATTGTGTTTTGTCTCTTGTTTTTCCATTGATGCAATCCCGCCAGTATTCTGCAATGAGTAGGGCTTCCGCTAGGTTAATGTCCTTTTTGCGCTTTAATGGTGCTTCAGGCCATAGCATACGGGCGCAATCTAATGCTTCGTCTTTGTCGCTACTAAGGTAAAAATGCTTTTTCCATTTCTGAGGGCTAACCATATGCAGGGGGTAATTAGTCAATTCACAGACTGCCGTAATGACGCCAACAGCCCGTCCAAATTGAAAAGTTGATGCAACCCCTTGATTAGGCATTGAATGGACTAATTCGCAACAAATCTCTGCCCCTTCTTTTGGGTCAACCAAGCGCAGAATCATGTTTTTAAACACCATCGGCAAAATATGCTTGTCTTGGTGTTCAATCATGAATGAATCTAAATAATCCCCATTGGAGTGCAAAGCCCCAACTGCACCCGATACGCTACCTGGGTCTATCCCGATATAAATCATTTCCAAAACCTTTTGAGCAAGTCTGTCGCAAAGTGCTTTTGATACTCTGTCTGCTTTGGCTCTGTCAATTTACGGGGCTTTTGTGGCAATACACCTGCGAATATTTCCTCTTTTGTCCTGAATAACTTGAAGCACATATTGCACATTCTCCTTCGATAGGTGAATTCCTCATGTTGGATTGTCTCGGTAATCCTGTTTTTATCTGATTGGCATTTAGGGCATTTCATATTGAAACCTCTTTAATTTTGTAATCGTGGAATATCACGCCTTTTGTGGCATCGCCTACTTTGTGTGCTTTGACCCAACAAGTCTTGCCTGTTGATAACCTTCGTAAATGCCCTCTGCGGTCGTGTTGCCTTGGACTTGCGTGTGTGCCGCCTTGGTGCTGTGACCTTTCAGTGCTTGGCTCAATAACTACTGTCGTCCAATCGTAGGCTGGCATTTTCCCTTTGGATTGCTTACGTTGATTTGTAAATGTAGGCTTGACAATGGGTTTATGGGCTTGTGTTGACTTGGACATGGATTCAAGCCAATTAGCACAAAATGCAAGCATCATCTCTGCTGAGGTTTGGTGCAGTTCAGTATTTTCGTCTATTGGCCCATAACGCACCATTTCCCCATCAACCAAATAAACCATTGAAGGGCATTTAATTGGCATTTTCCCTGTTCGACCTCGCCACATTGAAATAACAATGCCTTCCTCTGGGTTTGTCCCTACAACCATAAAAATGGTGTCATAAGACGCATGGTTTGCTGTTTTTCCTCTCCATACAATGATGTTTTTCTCAAATGGCGGGCGCAACTTCATCAACGGCTCAGTTGCGGCATAGGTTCTGTCAGTAACGTAACCCGACAAGTCAAACCATTGCATATCGGTGGGGTCTATACCACCATCAAAAGCAAGTTTAATTGTTTCTCGGATTAAAGGTGTCATTCTTTAACTCCTTTAGTCTGTTCGCTATCGAGATACCTAGAGTAGGAAAATCCTTCCTCAGTTCTGCTGTTCTGTGTCTCGCCTGTTCTATCGTTGCTGGATTCATCGCCATTAGTGCGTAATGGTTTATCAGATAGTCTAGAAATGTCTCCTGTCCGTTGTAGGGCTTGAGTTGTGACAAGTAAGGACATTGGGTAGCCTTCTCTGACTCTATTAAGGATGGTTCTTGCATGGTCTAGCGTCATCTTAGTGCCTCTCTAGCAAATTCCAAGGCAATTCTCGCAACGGGTAAACCCATTTCATGTTTTTCAATAATACGCTTTGCCCACCCTTTTGGATCGCTTGCATATTTTTGACCAAAATCATGGTATTGGCTGTAAACATAGGGTTTGTCGTCTTTCCATTGGTGGTATGAGCACAATGGTCTACCAAGGTCAATAGACCATCTTTGACCGCATCCAGGCTCTGTGCACAACAACTTTCTGTCGTCATCAATAGGTTCTTCTTTTTTCGTCCTAAATCCATTAAACGCCATGATATTTCCCTTCAATAATCTTTGCGAAATTGCTTGGTTTCAATATCCACTCAAGGTCAGCCGTGAAAGCCCGTCCAGATTTGTCGCTGACTCTGCCTGTAAGGAACTTGGATTGGCCTATGTGGGTAAAGAAGTCAGACCACCAAGACAGCACATCTTCTTTTTGAATTGGTTTCTCAAGGGCTAACTCTTGGGCTACATCTCGCCATCTTTGCCTGAGATAACCTTTCCTTGCATCATTCCAAACCTCCACCTTTCTCAGAGTAGGCAGTTTTAGGTGGTAAAGGTCAATCACCTCTTGATGACAACATTTTGGTAAACCTGTCTTTTCCTCTGGTTCACCGCTAGGTGGACATATATCTGTATTTATATTGGGAGTGGTTAGTGGGTATTGGGTAGTGGTTGCATCATGTGTTGTGGATGTATACATGACGGGTACATGATGTGCTATTAAATCAGATATATATTGTAGGTGTTCCCCATTAACATAGGAATCTATGAATAATGCTTTATTAGCATATTCTTTTAATGATGGATTTTCTCTAATGAACGCACCAAATGCAGATGTTGCTTTGTGCGTCTTATATTCTTTGATTTCCTTGTCAGCCCTTGGACTAATAAAACCCTCATCTGTTGACAAAAAGAACTCATTGAGAACTGTCAGGACATCTTGCTCATAGTCCCTCATGCCAATCTGCCGAGCAATGTCTCGTTGCTTTATTGGCTTTTCGTGGAGATAGTAGAAGTCGAGCAAACGCCTGTAAGCCAAATCTTCCATAGGACTTAAATGGCTTGTATGCGACTTATAGTCGCCAATATGAAATTGGTAATAGTGCATTGTTTTCAGACCCAAAATAGACCCTTGAAAGAAACCTCGGCAGGAGGGGTCTGGACTCTTTTCGATGAGGGGATCAATCCGCATCTAGCCGTGTTTCAAACAATTATAGGGAATGTCTTGGATAAACCAAATTCTCACCTAATTTACTAGGGTATTTCAAGAAATCAAATGCCCCTACCCTGTGATTTCCTTGCTTCAGGTCAGCCCCATAGTAGAGTTCTGTGGTTGTGCCTGCGCTTATCTTGGTGGCAACGGCTCTAGGACGCTTCTTCTCCTCCAATTTAGCCACTCCAAATCCCGTGATGTGATAGTAATCTCCTATCAAAACCACATATCCATAGTTTTCTAAATCATTGAGATAGCGTTCATAGTGATAGCCTTGGTTGCCTACCGCTTGGGTGGCATGGGTGAAGTCCTTGAGAGAGCAAGAAGAGTGTTCTAGCCTCTTTAAAAGTGTTGTATGTCCTAATTTGAGTTCCATGTCAGTCCTTCTGTGATTGTTGACAGCCTATGCTAACTCTAAAAATAGTTTGTCAATATAGGGTTTATCCTAGTTCACAAGCCTTTTTTAATCCTTGACAATCCTCTTACCAACTTAAAAGGAGTGAATGATGTCGGTAAAACCTAGTGATTTTCAGCATGAGATTTGTGTCTACTTGGAGGGCATTGGCGAGTGCTTAGTATGCTTTGACATACTGACACCTGGCGATGAACTTGATGCTGACCACAGCGATGACTATGAGATTGACTTTGCTGTATTTGATGAGCAAGACAAGCACATCACCTACGACATTGACCGCAAGCAATACAACCATTGCGAGAACAAAGCAATGGACGAGATGCGAGATATAACAACACAATGGCACAAAGAATGGGAGGAATGTTTTGACTAAACAAGAGATGATTCAACACCTAAGAATGGTGGCAGTTAGCGAAAATACCATCACAGGTATGAGCAACGCCTTTGACCTTGGTGCTGAACATGAGCGTGATGTTGTCTCATCAATCATATTCAACATGGTGAAAGATCAGCATCTTGCACAAAACATAGTTGATACTATTAGGGTGAGAGAATGAACGACAAACTTGACCAAGCCTTTGATGAACTGGAGTTTGATGTGACAGACCAGATAAGAAATAGCGCATACCTTGCTGAACAACGCAAAGTGGCTACTGGGGTTACTGATGGCACAGCGCAGAGAAACTTGGTTAGGGATTTGACAGAGAATCTACGCACATTGCCTCAAAGCACAGACTACAACTTGCTGAGAAACGATGTGCTAGAAGAGGTGGCAGTCGAGTTTGCTAAGTTGCCATTTGGTGATACAGCAAGTAGTTTTGCCGCATTTGTAAGGCAGATGAAGCGTTAACATTTTTTAAGATAGGAGTTAATATGGATAGACCAGTTGTGGGCATCACAGCCCCATACAGAAAGAGCGACTACACATATAAGGATATGCTGTTAGATCGCATCAAAGACCTTGAAGCATTGGTTGCCAAACTAGAGCAACGAATCAAAGTGCTGGAGGGCAAATGACATTACAAGAAATACAAGACCTTGCAGGTCACAGAGATGTACCACCTTGGGTAGTTAAGTTGGTGGGTGATGCTGTTGCAAAGGAAAGAGAAGCCTGTGCTGAGTTATGTGAAAACTATGGTGATGAAGGAATAGTTGATGGAAAAATCAACGCTGACCACCATGCCTACTTAATCAGAAGGAGACAAGCATGAAAATCAAAGACGAAATGCAAGCCATCTATGAAGATGAAGCCAATGTCTACTATTGCTGTTACTGCCTACAACCACAGGCAGGCAAGATTGGATGTTGCCAAGAGAATCACTTTGTAGAGTTCAGATATTTAGACAATGATTGCAAACAACAAATAGCAGAGGAGATACTAAATGGATGATGAATTGATGGGAACTACACGGCTTTTCCCTCGCACACTTGAAGAGGCGTATCCCAAGATATACGTCAATGAAGGCGTGTTTGAAGGGCCGTTTTACAGCGCACCACATATCAATGATGTTTGGGTTTTATTTGGACTAATAACTGTTATCAGCATGGTTTCAGTTGCAATTTGGAGATACTTTTGAACGATTACTCAACCATACTAATGCGGATAGAACAATCGGTGAAATCCCTAGATAAAAAGTGCTTGAACAAGAAGTATGATGGGTTCATCCAAGACATAAGCGCAATACAAAGTGATTTGGTTATGCTTAGTCATTGGATAGGTGAACAGCAGTTAAAAGAAAGTCAACGTAACAACAGGAGTTAATTATGAATAGTGAACAAGTGTTAGCAATGCTCAAGACTAATGTCAACGAGCACACAGAAAAGAAAAATGGTCTTACATATCTATCCTGGGCATGGGCTTGGGCAGAGGCTTTAAAAGCCGATCCTGAAGCCACCTACAAGATTGAGATGTTTGGCGATAAGTGTTTTATGGACATCAACGGCACAGCAATGGTGTTCGTTACTGTCACATTGTTTGGCAAACCAATGACCTGCCAACTTCCCGTGATGGACTATCGCAACAAAGCAATCCCTAATCCAGACGCATTTGCAGTCAATACAGCCATCATGCGTTGTATGACCAAGGCACTTAGTCTGCATGGTTTGGGCTTGTATATCTATGCGGGTGAAGATTTGCCTGAAGGTGAGAGCGATGAAGGCTCACCTGATGAAGGACGGATGCTTGACTACATTGCGGCTATTGAAGCCACTACAAGCCTTGACCAACTCAAAGACATCTATATCGAGGCATTTGCGGCTACCGATGGAAACAAGGCATGGCAGACCAAGATGATTGCGGCAAAAGATGCTAAGAAGAAGGAGTTGAAATGAGTGAAGAAATAGTACAAGGCACAGATGCCTGGAAGATGTTGCGTCTAGGCAAAGTTACTGCTAGTCGAGTCAAAGACATTGTTGCCACTACAAAAACTGGTTACTCAACAAGCAGAGACAAATACATGACCCAGTTGCTATTGGAACGCCTTACAAACTCAGTAGCAGAGTCGTATAGCAACGATGCTATGACATGGGGTGTCGAGAATGAAAAATATGCACGAGCCGCTTACGAGCAAAAAATGGGTGTTTTGGTTGATGAGGTAGCGTTCGTTAACCATCCAACTATTGAACAGGCTGGCGCATCTCCAGACGGGATTATTGGCGAGGGCTTGGTTGAACTGAAATGCCCAATGTCACATACGCACTTGGAAAGCATCTTAGGTGGCATTGACGATCAATATAAGGTTCAGGTCAGTTGGCAGATGGCCTGTACAGGGGCTAAATGGACAGATTTGTGTTCATTTGACCCAAGGTTTCCCGCAGAATTGCAACTTGTTATCA